TCACTCAATGCAACATTACTAAAAGGTTTTACTGAAACAGTATATTGTGGCGTAAAGAATGGAAATATTTGTTCTACTATTTGTAGTGCATCGTCTTGAGACTTAGCATAAACATTTAAATCAAAATTAATGTTGTATGGTGTTGCAGTAAATAACTTTTGTCTTGATATTGTTGAACCAGCAAGAACTTTATTTAAGTTATTCATCTTGTTTAATTGTCTTGTTTCATCGTATGCTATACCATTTATTTCAAAAGACATACGTGGTAATTTAATTGCAACGAGTCTTTCGTTTTGTTCGCCATTTGTCATTTGTTCTATTCGAGCAAGAAAGTTTCTTTTTGGCGCATATGATAGTGGCACTTTAACTTGTGAAATAGTTTCACCTGCAGAGTTTTGTCTAAGCACATAAAGATTATTGAATAACGACCCAAAGACACTTACAGCACTTCGAACTCTTTTGTGATAAAAATGAGTACCAAACATTACGATATATCTCCAAATGGATTACTTTCACTAAAGTCTAGAAAGTCTGACTCAAAATCGTCAAAAGTTTTATTCTGATTATCACTTAATATATCATTTATTTGATTTATTGAAGTCGGTGTTGCCACGTGTTGACTTTGGTCACCAATAATACTTCTAGTTGTAGTCCATTCATGAAACAATCCATCAGTTGCGCCACTGTGAATTAGTTGTAAAGTATTACCAGAATCAGATGCAAATGCAACTTCACCTCGCATTTGATAAGTATCAAATACTTGTGTGACCGTTTCTCCTTGAATAAATCGACCACCACCCGAATCAAGTGATAAATTATATTTGAAAGAACCTTCTGTTTCAACATCTTGTATTGTGTCTACGCCAGTATCAAAGTCTTCACCACTGTACTCAAACAATTCACATTGTAATCTAAATGTTGGTAAATCTTTTAATTGATAAAATGGTGTTTCAGTTTCAACTCTACGTATCTCAAACATAGATTCAGACATTGGTAAATATATTAAATCACCTTCTCTTGGTCTAAAGTTTGCTACTTCTAATCGTTTACCAACTAATTGTACCCATCTTTTTCTTGAAACAATAAATGTTGCTTGGTCTCTTAACTCTACGCCAAACTTTGTAAATAAATCTCCTTCACCTTCAAACCCTTCTGTATTCTCAATATACATTTCTACTTTATATGCATCTGAGAATCTAGATGGAACGTCATCTAAAAAGATTTTATCTTTGTTAACTATTTCTCTAGGTAAATAATAAACATCTTGTCCAAACATCTGTAAAGATTCTATAACTAAATCCTCAAAGAGTTGTTGTTCTGAACGAACTTTCTGTTTAAAATACTGGTTTGTTGCCATGACCTACCCTACAAAGAAATTAGGTGGATTGTCATACTCGTTTCTTAGTTTTTCTATTTCTCTTTCTATTTCTTCTTTAGCATCATCAATCAATTGTCTACCATTTAACGTCACACCACCAGGGAGTGTCATACCTTCGAATTTACTTATATTTTCTCCCCATTGTTTTTTCAATATCGCAGTTACATAATTTTTCATGAATAAATTATTGTAAACACCACCAACACTTTCTGCTTCTTCAACAAACATTTCAAGCATGATGTAATCGCCAACTTTTATATCACCACCATCACGTAAATCACCAGCGATAAACAATGTACCACTGTGTCTACTAAATTGTATTTGAGGTTGACCAGTAAGTTTTAAATCAATCATAGAAAGATATTGTTGCATGTGTTCGTAATATGCTAAATCACCTACACCTGTTGCCAAATCTGCAAGGTCATTTAATCGCATTTGATATTTGATATCAAAGAAGTTTACGTTTGATGTTGAATCACCTATCATAAAAACTTTTACAACATCTAGTATTCTATTTGCAACTGCTGGCAAAGCGGTGTTTAAATCAATACTTTTAGCATCAACCATTGCTTGAGTAATTAATACAGGTTGAAAAACTCTTAACTGACCGTCTGCGGCATACTCACGAAATAACTGTAAACCATCATCAATTCTATCTTCGATTTGGTCATCGTCTACATTTATTTCTATAACTGGATATCCAAGTCTACGTAGTACGTAGTCTCTAAAATCATTTCTGTTACTTATTTTTGCCATATTACTATTTATCTATTAATTCAATAGAGTTCCTGAGTTATTGTATACATTGATTCTATAGTGTGTGCCTTCTTGACCATCTAATGTTGCGGCATTTAGACCACTACCATTTGAGTCAACTGTTTGTATTAGTGCCATTACATGATTTGCATTTAGTCCAAACTGACCAGCGGCACTATCATAAGTCAATGCATCTGGATTTCCAGTTGATAATTTTTCTCTTGCAATTAAACCTATATCTGCAGAGTCTACATTTAAATTACCTACTCTTATTGTACCACTTGTAGTAATACCACCAGCACCAAAGATTGCCTTACCAGCATCAGACATATCTAAAATAAGAGGAGTTATAGTAGACCCGCCATCATTTCCAAAAAATCTAATATCAGCATCTTGAACTTTAGAACCTAATTTTAAGTGGTTTGTGTCATTTAACTGAAATTCACCGATTTCTGTCCCACCATCTTGTAATTTAATATTTCCACTATTAGCATCAAGTGTTATATCTTGTGGTGTAGCAAACTGTAGGCCTCCTCCGCTAACTTCAATCTTACCATCTGTTCCATTGCTATATACGGACATGACTGGGTCGTTTACATCATCACCAAACAATGCATATTGGTTGTGCCCTAACTTAATATTCTTGTTAAAGATTGCGGTACCAGCATCAGACATATCAAGAGTAAGAGCATTGAGATAACTACCACCATCATTTCCTCTAAATATGATGTCTTTATCTTGTACTATGCTTATAATTTGAAAATCAGATGATGAGTTTTTAAGTTGTGCTATTTCTGTTCCATCATCTTTGAATTGAATAAGTCCACCATCTGCATCAAGTACAATTTGACCTCCAGCATCAACAGTTAATGTTGCGCCATCTGATATAGTAGAACCATCTATTGTGATATCATCTACTTGTAATGCATTTGTGTTTATTGAACTAGAAGCAATGTTTGTTATCGTAGCAGAGTCCATGAAAGCGGAGTCTGCATTTATGAAGTCTACAGATAATTGTCTAATATCTGCAGAGTCTACAGTAAGGTGAGTTAATGTAGAACTATCTGCATTAACAGTACCCGTGACTGTAACACCATAAACACTTGTTTCTAATCTTTTAACATTATCTTCATATAATTCTACTGAACCATTGTCTGACATAACAATAAAGTTTTCGTCATGTGTTCCATTTTGAAGTGCGAAAGTATCTGCACCAATGTATAATCCACCCGCACCCGTATGTGTAAATTTAGTATTGTTTCCATCATGTCTTATGTTTGCATCACCACCAGTTCCAAATTTTATAAAATGCTTATCACCGAATGTTAATGCTTTTTCAGACTTATCGTAAACTACTGCACCTGCAGAGTCAAGAGTTAAGTCACCACCAATTGTTAACCCAGTTAGAGTACCAACACTTGTAATATTAGACTGTGCGGCACCTGTAACAGTAGCGGCAGTTCCTGATACATTACCAGTTACATTACCTGTAACATTACCTTCTAGAGTATCAAGTTTTAATGTACCTAAACTATAAGAAGCATCTGCTTCGTTAATACTACCACTTGGATTTGAATCGTATTCGTCTATTAGTTTCCATTTATCGTCTGAAACATCATAGTAAATACCAACATAAGTAAATCCTACACCCGAAGTACCAGTGTTTCTGTTTGAGAAGAAACCTGTATCGACATTAATTGGTCCAGCAGTACCTGCCCATCTTGCGCCTGAATCGTGACCTGTTGTTGATGCAAAGTTAATTGAAATGTTATCAGTTGAATGAATCATCTGAGCAGAACCAGTAATTGGTTGCTTAGTTAACACTGGTGAAGAGAATGTGCTATCTGCCCCAAATGCTACTTCAAATGTGTCTACGCCACCTGCGCCTGTACCAACACCATCAATTCTAACATAATAGTTTTGATTCGCAGTACCAGTAAAGAATCCTGAATAGAAGGCATCATCTAATCCTGTACCTGAGAATGTTGTACCTGCTTCACCGATTGCATTACCTTCATTCAATCTGAACATTGGTGTACCAGCAGTTAAGTCTGCAGACGATACAGAGGTTGTTGACCCTAGAACTGTTAAGTTTCCGTCAATCTGTAAATTACTTCCTATGTGACCCGAAGTCACGACTCTTAATGAGTCAATTGTGTGTGCTTGTCTGTTAAGTAAAATTACACCTGTTGAAGCATTTGAACTTACACACCAACCTAAACATATTGGATAGTTTGGATATAGTGGTGTAGAATTTGATAATAAACCAGAACCTAGACCAACAAAGACTTTTTGACCTGCAGTTAAACCAGAAGTATCTAGTCCTGATAACTGACCAGAAGTCTGAATATATCCATACGAATTATTTGGTATTGCTACTGCAGTTAAACCTTGTGCATTGTATTTTGCAGTATCAGTTGCATCTGCAAGTGCTACTGTTGGTACATCAACTGCACCACCTGTATAGTTACCAGAGAAGTATACTGGTTTACCTTTTGTGATTGTTGCACCACTATTGTTATAAACTCTTTGATGTTCTTCAATACCTACTTCGTGAACTAAACCACTAACGTCACTATAGAAACCTATCGTTTTATTACTGTCATCGTAGAAAAGTCTACCTTCTTTATGTGCAGGTGCATTTGTGACACCTGTTAGTAATTCTAATTGAGTTGCATTTACTGAATCTGTTTGTAATACACCTGTAGTTCTTAAGTTACCTATATCTGCAGAATCTATTGTTGCCTGACTTGCAGTAAATTGTGTATTCGCTAAATTTGTAACTGTTGCAGAATCAAAAGTCGCAGTAGTACCTGTAACTACTTTAGCAGTTAAGACTGAATTTGCTATATTAGTAATAGTGGCAGAATCACTTGTAATTGTGCCTGAATGTAATTTATTTGTTGCGGCAGAATCAAAAGTAGCATCTTTACCAGTCAATTGAGTTGTGACTGCTACATTTTTAAGTGTTGCCGAATCTGCAGTTAAATCGCCAGCATGAAGCACATTAGCGGCCGCTGAGTCAAATGAAGCATTATCAATTGTTAATTGACTACTCGCTATATTTGTGATAGTCGCAGAATCTCCAACAAGAGTTGTATTTGTAATTGCTTTTGCAGTTAGTACAGAGTTTGCAATATTTGTTATTGTCGCACTATCACCAAATGCAGAATCAAAGTTTATAAACTCAGTTGAAAATTGTCTGATATCAGAACTATCTGCATTTAAAGTATTAATCGTTGCACTATCAGATGTAATCTGTGAAGATGTAAACTGTGTATTTGCTAAATTACCTATCGTTGCAGAATCTATATTCGCACTTGTACCTGTAATTGCTTTGGCAGTTAGTACACTATTTGCTAAGTTCGTAATAGTCGCACTATCGTTTGCACTAGACTTATCTAATAATTGGTGCCATGCGCCAGCATGAGCAAAGTAACCTTTACCTGTTCCATGTACATGAGCAAACATTCCATGATGAGAACTTGCATCTGGTAAATCTCCTTCTGAACTAAAGACGTTAGCATAGTAAAGTTTACCTGTTGTGACTAAATCATTATTACCTAAAGCAATACCACCAATCGTTGCTGAATCAATGAAGGCACTATCTGCATTTATAAATTCTGTACTGAATTGTCGTATATCAGAACTGTCTGCATTAATTGTATTAATTGTGGCACTATCTGCCGTAACTTGCGATAAAGTTATTTGTGTTGTTGCAAGATTACCTATTGTTGCAGAATCAATTGTTACTGCGCCTGCATGTATTGTATTGTGAGCAGAACTATCAAATGTCGCATTATCAACCGTTAATTGACTACTTGCAATATTACCTATAGTCGCACTATCACCCACTAAGGTAGTATTTGTGATTGCTTTTGCAGTAAGGACAGAATTTGCTATGTTTGTAATTGTTGCTGAGTCTGTAAATAATTGGTCGGCATTTATGTTTGCACTTGCAATATTTGTAATGGTCGCAGAATCACCAGTTGCACTATCAAAGTTTATATTTTCTGTAGAGAAGTGGTCTATATCTGCACTATCTACGTTTAGTTTCGTAATAGTTGCACTATCTAAAGTTGCTTGACTTCCTGTTAATTGTGTGTTAGCAATATTTGTAATTGTTGCTGAGTCACCAGAAGACATTGTAAAGTTAGTTGAAGATAGATTCGTAATGTTAGCAGAATCTATATTTGCATTTGCAACAGTCAATTGTGTAGTTGCTAAATTCGTTACGGTTGCTGAATCACCAAATGCTGAGTCAAAGTTTATGAATTCTGTGCTTATCTGTCTAACATCTGAACTATCTACGTTTAAAGTATTAATAGTGGCAGAGTCTACAGTTATTTGACTTGCAGTTAATTGTGTGTTTGCTAGATTTGTGATTGTTGCACTATCACCGAATGCCGAATCAAAATTAATAAATTCAGTTGATAACTGCCTAATATCTGAACTGTCTGCATTTAAGTTTGTAATAGTAGCAGAATCAATTGTTGCTTGACTACCAGTAAACTGAGTGTTTGCTATGTTCGTAAATGTAGCACTATCACCAGATGATGCTAACATATTAGTAATCGATAGATTACCTATTGTTGCAGAATCTATATTTGCATTAGCACCAGTAATTAAGTTTGTACTTGTAACGTTTACAGATGTTGTATTATTTGCAGTAATTGTATTAGCAGTATGTACATTTGTTGCTAAATTAGTAATTGTGCCTGAATCACTAACAATTTGACCACTACGGACTAGACCAGTTGTATAAAATGTTTCTGCAACAATTGTCCATCTATCATTTGTTTCGTCCCAGAGAAATACTTTATTATCAGAGTCACCACGTTCTATTGCAATACCACCATTTTGTGTTGGAACACCTGTAGCATTAGAGTTAATTCGAATTACATTATCTGCAAGATTAATTTCTTCTGTATTAACAGTTGTTGTTGTGCCTTCAACAGTTAAGTTACCAGAAATTATAACATTTTTATGAAATGTTTCATCTTCGTCTGTTCTTGCAATATCTGAATCATTAAAGGTAAAAGTTGAAGTATTACTATCGTATGCAAGAATATCTGTATCACCATTTACTGTGATAAATTTTGGATTAGTTAATACTGTTCCACCACCACTATCTCTAACAACAAAGTTTCCATTTTCATCTTTAATTTTAAGAGAACCGATTGGGACAGCAAATGGGGGAATATTTCAAGATCAGCAAAAAATGATCGAAGGAATACCAAGCAAAATCCATTATCTTACACA